GGTCGCGCGCAACGATGATGACCGTGCTCGGCATGGCCGAGGCGAAGAGGTACCCGATCGTCATCGTCGAGAACGTCGTCGAGGTTTCGCGATGGGAGATGTTCGAGGTCTGGCTCGCGGGCTTCACGGCTCTCGGCTATCAGCACCAGATCTTGTCGGTGTCGGCCGCGCACATCTGGTCGGAGCGAAACGCGCCCGCACCGCAGTGGCGCGACCGGATCTACTTCGTGTTCTACCTCGAGGGGATCGAATTCCCGGACGTGTCGCCGCGCCCGTGGGGGCACTGTGAGGCATGCGGCGCAGATGTGCGCCTGATGCAGTCCTGGAAGAAGCCAGGGCGCCCCATCGGGAAGTACCGGTCGCAGTACGTCTACCGATGCCCGGTGCTCGGGCATCCGATCGCTGAGCCGTACGTCATGCCGGCTCTCGACGCGCTCGACCTGTCCGACCTCGGAACCCGCATCGGTGACCGTAAGCGTCCGCTGTCGGCAGCGACAATGCGACGGATCCGCACGGGCGCCCTCATGTTCAATCGAGAGCCTGAGATCGTCGCGCACACGGGACATACGTGGGACGCGACAAAGAAGGGACATCGGCGGTACGGAGATCCGAACGGGTATCACCGCGTGTGGCCTGCGGCGGATCCGCTCATGGCTCGCACCTCGGGCCCGGGGGATGCGATCGTGCATCCGCACATCACGACGCTCAATCACGGCGGGGGCGACGGGCGCACCTTCGACCCGGCGGCTGCCCCGCTGCCCACGCGCTCGACGAAGCTCGGCGAGGCCCTGGTGACGCCGTTCATCTCGCATCAGTACGGCGCCGTGAAGGGATCGGAGTACCGCAACAGCGATCCTGCCTCGACACCGCTCGGCACGATCACCGCGGGCGGCGGACACCACAACCTGGTGACGCCGCCAGTGGGGATCACCCTCCGCAAGAATGCGGCGCCGTACCGCGTCGACGAGGCGCCGACCGCGACGATGGCGGCCCGCGGCGGGCACCACGGGATCGCGAGCGTGGATCGAGCATTCGTTTCGCGGCAGTACACGCAGAAGGGGAGCCAACGCCACTTGAACACCCCGCTGTCTTCGCCGCTGCATGCGATCACGGGGACAGGCGGGAACCACGCGCTCGTCACGCCCACGCGACGGCCGAAGATCTCAGCCACCAGTGAGGAGATCGACGCGGTCGACGTGTCGGACTACCGATTCCGGATGCTGCAGTGGCGAGAGCACGCGAATGCTCAGCGCTTTCCGCGTGACTACCGATTCACCGGCAACAGCGGAGTGAACACGCTCCTCGCTGGGAACGCCGTCGCGACGAATGTCGCCTGCTACCTCGGCTTGCTCGCCCGCGTAGCGCTGCGAGACCTGACGGCGACCGAAGCCGGACTCGAATGGTTGGAGAACTCATGAGCGAGAGCACTGCAGAGCGTGCCGTGATCGGCTCACTGCTCCTCGACGCCCGCGTGCTACGCGACGTGATGACGGAGTGCACGCCTGCCGACTTCCGCGATGCACGTCTGGCGCGCATCTACGAGGGCATCATGCACATGGCGACGGTGCGGGAACCGATCGACATCATCACCGTCTCGGATCACCTGGCCGAGTGGGGTGTGCAGGGCATCGGCTTCACTGACCTGTCGGCGTTCACGAACGAGGTCACGACGAGCTCGTTCGCTGGGGCGCATGCCGCGGTGGTCCGGTCTCAGGCGCTCACCCGGGGTCTGCGCGCGGCGGCGACCGCGATGCAGGACGATGCGGGCAACATGCGGCCGGAGGAGGCGATCTCGGCGGCGATGGGGCGGCTCAAGGATCTGCGCGAGCACCACACGTCGGACGAGATCACGGCGATGCCGCTCGACGAGGTGCTCACGCAGGACGTGCAATACGACTGGGTGATCGACGGGCTGATCGAGCGCCGTGACCGGGCAATCTTCACGGGCGGCGAGGGCGCAGGCAAGACGACCTTGCTCCGGCAGATGGCGATCACTGCGGCGTCCGGGATCCACCCGTTCCGTGAGTACCCGATCGATCCGGTGAAGGTGCTCGTCGTCGACGCGGAGAACACCGAGATGCAGTGGGGCCGCGAGGTCCGCAGGTGGGCGCCGAGCATCGGAGGGCTGGGGGAGCAGGACGTGTACAAACGTCTGCACCTCGCGTGCGTGCGCCGGCTCGACCTGACGAAGGACTCTGACCTCGGCGCCGTGCATCGCCTGATCGATAAGCACGAGCCGGATCTGATGCTGATCGGCCCGCTCTACCGGCTCATCCCGCGCGCGATCAACAGCGACGATGACGCGGCCCCGTTGCTCGCCGCGCTCGACACGATCCGCGACCGCGGTATCGCGATGCTCATCGAAGCCCACGCGGGCCATGCGGCGAACCCGAAGGGCGAACGCGACATGCGCCCGAGAGGTAGCGCCGCGCTCATGGGTTGGCCGGAGTTCGGCTACGGCCTCCGCCTCAACCGCAAGAACCCGCTGCACGTCGACATGGTGCGGTGGCGCGGCGACCGAGACGCCCGCGGCTGGCCCGCGAAGCTCGGCCGCTCGAACGTCGAGGGCGGCCAGCGATGGCCGTGGCGGCCCGTCGATTACTAACCACACTCACGAAGGAGAAGAAGGACATGGCAAAGATCACGATCGAGAACGCGACCGTCGAGCGCGTCTTCACCACGCGGAACGGTGTCGGCGTCGCGGCGTTCGAGACGTTCGAGAAGCGCGACGGCAGCGAAGGGAAGAACCGGTACACGCTCTGGTTCAAGCAGGATCCGGGCGTGCAGGAAGGGCAGGTGATCTCGGCGAGCGGGTTCCTGTCGACGCGGGCACGCGAGTACGAAGACCGCGACGGCAACCCCCGCACCGCGGTGGACGTCAACGTGAACGGCGCACGCCTGATCTCGGGCGCACGCCCCGTCCCGCCGGCGCCCGACCTGGGCGCACAGGAGGAACCGCCCGCAGACGACTGGGGAGCGGGCTGGTGAGCACTGATGTCGAAGCCTGCGCGGTCGGTTGCACGGTCGACTGGGACGGCGACATTTACCCTCGCCAGGCCGACGTCGGGCACCTGTGCCAGTCGTGCGTGACCCGCATTTGGCACCGGCTCGACGAGGCCCCGCGGATCCTTGCCGTGCTGCGTGCGAGCATCGCCGGGATCCGTGCCGTCGACACGAGCTCACAGCGGGTGAGTGGAACGCGAGAGCAGCGCCTCCCGTTCGACGAGGGCATGCTCGAAGCCGCCGACGACCTCTACGCGGGCATCAGCAACTGGGCGATCTCTCACGCACAGAAGATGGGCGTCGCGGGAAGCCTCCCAGCGGGCCTCTCGCGGCTCGCAGAGGTCGACACGGACGCCGCCCGGAGCATCCCGACGAATCTCGGCCCGCAGGAAGCCGCCCAGCGCCTCCGCGAGATCGTCGAATGGCTTCACCGGTGGGGAGACACCATCGCCCACACGATCCCCGGCCCGTCCCTCGCCGACTACCACGAGGACGTCGTCGACATGGTGCGGAAAGCACGCGGTCGCGCGGGGCTCACCGAACGCAAGCCGCGGCTCCGCAAGGCCGGGTATCCGTGCGAGGTGTGCGGGGAAGACGAGGGCGAGGCGGACGTGCCAGACATCGGCCCCGTGGTCTTCCGGTGCGCGTCCTGCCACGCGATCTACCCGGCACCCGAACTCGAGATGAGGAAAGCAGCATGATGAAGAAAGAAGACCTCATCAAGGCGGCACGCACGTTCCGCGATGCCCTCGGCGAGGTGCAAGACGGGAGCATCATCGGACTGTGGTTGGCTACCGCCGAAGCCCTCGAAGCGGCCACCATCCCTGAGGCGCAGGCAGAGAGCATCAAAGACCGCGACAAATGGGCCGCGAAGGCCAGCGAAGAAGCCAAGCGCGCCGATGGGTGGATGGAACGCGCTCTAGTTGCCGAGAGCGTCATCGCAGCCGTTCAGAGAGCACTCGTCCCGAGAGGATCCGCGCCGCCGGTAGAGCACCGGCTCCGCCAGACGGTGCCCTGGCCCGCGTCCTCCGACGCGACGTTCATGTACTCATCGTGGACGTGCACGTGCGGATGGGTCGGCACCAGGTTCCGCGACGTGCGGGGCGAGGACGGACCGCAGAAAGCAAGGATCCAGGCTGAGGCGCACCTGAACGATCCGACGAGGAGCGAACGATGAACGATAAGCCGATCTGCCCCGAGTGCCGCGACGGCAAGCACGCGGCATGCATCGGGGATGCGTGGGATCCGAAGACCGACGCGATCGTGCCCTGCATCTGCAGGTGCCAGGCATGACGAGCAGGTAGGAGGTGACCGTGGACGAGACGTGGCTCACCTACCGGCAGGCAGCGCATCGCGTCCACAGGACGATCCGAACGATCCGTAGGTGGAAGAAGAATGGGATGCCAACCGTCCTGCGCAATGGTGTCCGGTACGTGGAGGAGGAGACGCTCCTCGCATGGTGGCGCCAACGACTGCAGGCCGACCCTGTACACCAGCAACGGTTGAGGGCGAGAATACGGGCCCTACAGTGACGGTATGGAATGGATCTTGAGCAACGGGTTGGACTTGATCACGGGCGGGTTAGTGCCACTCATCATCGGCTTCTTCTCGGCTTTTGGTGGCGCGGTCTACAGTACGCGCCTCGCTGCCAAACGCCGCGAACAAGAGCAGGACGAGCAAGCCTCGGGGGCTATCCGAGACCTCGTCTTCGCTATGCGAGTCGCAGCTGAGTCATTCGATCCGCCTTCGGAGTGGGATGGCACGCTTCCCGCTTTTGCGCAGATCGTCACACCGGCGAAGAAACCACTCGCTGATGCATACGGGAAGGCTCAGCCTTACTTTCATCGATTGAAGTTTCAGCAAGGGGAAGACGAGATAGTCGGGAACCGGATCGATGATTTCGGATTCAACGAAGCCACTACGGCTGAGTTCCTCGACGATCGGGCGAAGAAGCTTGAGGCTGTTCTCGCGAGAGGTCTCAAGAAGAACTAGCCCTTGGCGGCGTGTCGCGTTTCGAAGCTTCCCGCTGTCACCCCTCATATTGAACATAGGACTTCTGTCCCGAACGGCCCCGAAGAGCCTCCCCGCTCCGGGGCCGTTCGCGTGCCCGCTCACCATCCCCTTCTCCCGAAGACGAGAGCGGAACGCGCGGCGTCGAGGACACGGACACCTCGGCGCCGCCCACCTGCAACACTGGCCGCATGAGCAACCGACCCACCCACCCGCAGCTCGCGAAGATCTTCGACAAGGCGATCCGCGAAGGCCTCGAGATCCGGTACGCCGACGATACCCAGCTCGTCGTGTTCCGCCGGAACCAGTGGGGATGCGGCGGCCTGATCCTCCTCATCATCCTCGGCATCGTGACTGCGTTTATCGTGCCGATCATCCTGCTCATCCTCGGTGCCCTGTCGCCGGGCGGTCAGCTCATCACGTACACGGTGAAGCCGAACGGGAAGATCAAGAAGAAGTCCCACGCCGCGCGCCGCTAGGTTTTCTCGCGGGGACGATGCTGATGGTGATGTAAAAGCGCAGCCGGCTAGCCTCGGAGCGGACGTGGCGCGATAAACGAGCTAGTGATCAAGCCGCTACCGCGCTTCTGGGTTAGATCGGCGGTATCCTCATCCCCTTCGAGCAGGTGAGGTTGCGCGTAAACTCCCAGTGCCTCGATTACATCTACAGCCGTAAATTCTCGCCGATCTGCAAGCATTTTCGTGACCTCCCTGAGATGCGGTTGGGGTAACAGCACTTCTTTGGGGATTCTTGCGGAGGCTGCGAGGAATGCGGTGACCGCTTGCCAAGCCTCGTAGAAGACTTCCATAAATTCCCCATCATAAGGAACTGGGCAAACTACAAGGTTCCGAGCGTCATCGACGCGGACGGCATCACTGTTGCCCTGTTTGGCAGGAACGACTCCGATCCTGAGGCCTTTCGCTCCGACCAGTTGCCGTGAATTGATCTTTACGGTTGTACCGACCCAACGATCACCCTCGGTCTCTCCTAAGAAGAGGTCTGCCTTCCAAAGGCCGCTGATGCTCTGAGGGAGAGTTGCCCGCTTCTTGGGGCTACGAAAGGCCGTCGCGACTGCTCCGAGATGGCGTGTGAGTTTCACAGGTCGTCCTCGGTAGCCGCTCATGAGCTGTGAATCTTTCGTCAGGCTCTCCGATGCCGTTTCGATGAGCATTTGAGCACCAGACTTCTCGATACCAAACATGATCGAAGCCACGGTGTCCCCCTTTACCTTGCACTTAAGAAGCGCGTCATGCACTCGCTCCACGACGGCAGGATCACAGCGCAACATGGCGTCGTGGATCGCGTATTCGAACGAGATGCCGGTATCGCCATCGCCGGGTTTACGAAGATCAGCAAGCATGTAAAGAGGGACCTTGTCGTAGCCGCCGAACGGTGCAACGACCTCCTTGCGAAGCGAATACAGCGTCGCCTGCAAGATGGGCCGAACGACCGCAACCACCGCTGAAACTTCGTCAGCTACGTCCGCGGTCTGAATTTCGTGTCTGATCTCCATGTGAGAAAGATATCGGATCCCGGATGCGCCCGTAAAGCGATCCAGGAATCGCTCGTGAATCTGCATGCGAGCGTGGTCCATGCGACCTGCCCATCCGCGACAACCTGTTCGTAATGAGGGCTGAGATCCGATGTTACGCCGCAGTTTAGGGGTTCCATGTCCCAGCACCACAAGTCCACCCGACAGGACAAGAAGGACCTCGCTAAGTTCCGAGCGGAGTGTGCCGAGCAAGACCTGCCGTGCTGGCTCTGCAACGGCCTCATCGACTACGACGCCCCGCAGGACGACTACAAGAACGACGATCGCTTCCAACGGGATCACTTCTGGCCGGCATCCACGCACCCCGAGCTGTACTACGAGCCGACGAACTGGCGCCCCGCACACGCGGGCTGCAACCGTGAGCGTGGCAACGACGACGCTTCGGGCGGTCTCGGCATCCTCTCCCGCCAATGGCTACCGAACTAGGAGCATCATGACCGCACGCGACGACATCGAAACCCTCGCCAACGCGCTCGAGGAAGAAGCCGCCGAGGCCCGCCAGGTCGCAGAAGACCGAGAGGCCAGGGCGCAGGCACTCCGCGAGTTCGCAGGCGAGAAGGATCAAGCTCCCGCTATGCCGAGCTTCACCACCACCCAGGGAGAGCGATGAAGCCCCTCACCCCTGTAGCCCATCGTGAAGCCGCCGAGCGACCGGCCGGCCACGGCCGCGTCGTCGAAGTCCACCGACGTAGGGGAGCAGGCCTCACCTACGACCTCCTCATCATCCTCTGGACACCCGCCATCGGCGTCCACACGCACGTCATGAAGCTCGGCGCTTCAAAAGCAGAAGCGACCACCGCAGCACGCCACATCGCCCACCGGTAACCCCACACGGGCACCCTCACACGAGGGGGAGGGGCGTTCCCATCGTGGAGCCCCTCGACCCGGCCCACCTCCCGCACGGCTAGGCGTCCTCTCTCCCCGGTTCTGCGGGGCGTTTTTACCACCGGAGGTGTCTGGGTATGGCGAGGACGAAACAGGGCGCCCACGCGGCTGCTGTGACGCGCATGCTTCGGGCGACGGGTCTGCTCAGGATCCCTGAGGAAGCTCCGCTGGTCGAGCTGGTGAAGTCGCTCGCTCGCGAGATGGATGCGGGCGGCGGCTCGCGCACGTATTCGGCGTACCTGTCGGCGTTGAAGGATGTGCGGCGGGTGCTGTCGAGCGCTCCGGGCGATGTGGCTCCGAAGGATGACGCGGTCGAGGAAGAGGCGCCGACCGTTGAGGCGGAGAAGGCGGCGAAGGAGGTCGCGGACTTTGCGAGTTTCAAGCGAGCTAAGGGGAGCGCTGCATAGCCGGAAGGGCTCTACGACTCCTCGCCTCTGGACTCGGCCGCTGCGCGAGCTGACGCCGGAGACGTCGCATGGCTTCCATGTGATCGAGTTCGCGCGCCTGTTCCTCGGTCTCGAGCTTCGTCCGTGGCAGAAATGGCTGCTGATTCACGCGCTTGAGCTCACTCCGGACGGCCGGTATCGGTTCCGCAAGGTCGTGATCATCGTCGGCCGGCAGAACGGTAAGACGAAGCTGATCGAGGTGCTCGCGCTGTGGTGGCTGTTCGTCGACTCGGACTCGTTCCCGGAGCATGTGCCGGCGGATGAGTTCCTGGTGCTCGGCACGGCGCAGGACCGTGACACGGCGAAGAAGGTGTGGCGGCGCGTGCTGCGTCGGTGCAACCCGGAGGTTGCGCGCTGGCCGTCGCGGTTCACGGAGGCGGAGCGGAAGGCGATCGTCCCTGCTTTGCAGTCTCAGACGGCGAAGCCGGGCACGACGAACGGCTCGGAGGAGATCCGCCTGCAGAACGGTGCGAGCTACCAGATCGCCGCGTTGTCGTCGGGCGGTGCTCGTGGTGATTCGATCTCGCGGGCGATCTTCGACGAGGCGCGAGAGCAACGCAATTGGGACGGCTGGGCCGCGGTGTCGAAGACGCTGAACGGGACGTTCAACTCGCAGATGTGGATCATCTCGTCCGCGGGCGACCAGCGGTCTGTCGTGCTCAAGGATCTGCGCGACGCCGCTGTGGAAGCGGTTGGCGAGTGGGACGAGTACGTGGCCGGCGGCATCATGTCGGCCGAGGAGTACGCGAACACGCACGACGTGTCCGTGGGTCTCTTCGAATGGTCGGCGCCGCCGAAATCGAAGCTCGACAACCCCGACGCCTACCTGATGTCGAACCCGTCGATCGGGTACGGCTACGAAGTCGACGCACTCCTATCCGACCTTGAGTCAGGCGAACCGGAGTTCGTGACCCGGACGGAGGTGCTCGGCGAATGGGTGACGGCGGAGATCACGCCGCACCTCGACGTCGAAGCATTCGCACAGCTCGCCGACGCGCCTGAGATCGACTACGACGGCCAGCTAGTCTCGGCCGGATCCGAGATCGCTCCGTGGTCGCCGATGGTGCTCGGCATCGATACCTCGCGCGATCGCAAGAAGACGTGGATCGGTGTCGCCGGGTGGCGCGAGGACGGCCTCGAACACCTCGAGGTGATCGCCCACGTCGGCCGGATGACCAAGGTCGCCGGGCTCGTGAAGCAGATCGCCGACGAGTGGGGTATCGACTTCGTCGCCCTGCAGGCGCGCGGCTGTGCGGCGTCCGAGTTCAAGGAACCGCTCGAGAAGCTCGGTCTCACCGTCATCGAAGTGTCCGGGCCAGCGCTTGGCGCTGCCACGGGCCGTATGGGTGACCGCGTCGACCAAGCCCGGATGCGTCACCGCAACCAGGAAGCGCTCAACGTCGCCGTGTCGGGCGCCGTCGTGAAGAAGCTCAACGACGTGCAGATCTGGGATCGCGCGGGATCGCCAGTCGACATTGCTCCGCTCATCGCCGTATCGAACGCGGCGTACGGGCTTGAAGAACAACCGGACGTTCAGTCGTCCGCGTACGAGGAACACGGGCTACTCGTGGCCTAGGAAAGAGGCGCTCATGGACACCTTCGCTCTGGGCATGGGAGCGGTCGTTGCGACGCTCGCGCTCTGCGGGATGCTGATGTGGTGGATGGATCGGCTGCACCTGAACGCCGGACGCCGAGTCGTGATATCGCTCGTCGACGGGACGGTGATCACCGGCCGCACCGTCGGGTCGTGGCGGTTCGGCCGCATCCGTCTCGCTGAGGTCACCACGAACCAGGGAGATGTCCCCGGCACGGTGGTCGTGTTCGCGCAGAACGTTCTCACTGTGCAGGTGATGACCTGATGGTGACGTTCAACATCTCCGACGAGGTCGTGCGGCTGGATCCGATCGCTCCGGTCGGTTCCGGCACGTCAGCGCTCATGGTCCCAGATCCCGGGGTGCCGCTCCGGTCAGTGCGCGGCATGTCGAAGCTCTCGCCTGAGAAGGCGTGGAAGACACAGCCATCCCTCCGGAAGGTCGTCGGCTTCATTGCCCGGAACGTCGCGAGCGTGCCCCTCAAGGTCTTCGAACGACTCGAAGACAACGACCGCCGCCGCGCATCGGGTTCGCCGGCTGAACGCGCCATGCGCCAACCCCAGCGATTCCGCTCCGGCTTCAAGCTGATGGAACGGATCACGATCGATAAGTGCCTGTACGACCGGTGGTGCATCGTGCTCACCCCGGATGGGGTACCGCATCGAATCCCGCCGCGCGCGCTCGTCATCGAGTCGAACGCGCTGGACGAGGTCACGTTCGTCGGTGTGAACATCGCCAACCGCACAGTGGATCTCACCGAGCTCCCGATCGCTCTCGGCACTGGGTGGGACGCCTGGTCCGGTGATGGTGTCTCGCCGCTGTCGACGCTCGAAGCAATCCTGAACGAGCAGGCCACGGCCGTCGAGTGGCGTCGGAGCCTGTGGGACGAGCGCCCGAAGTTCTCGGGCATCGTGAAGCGGCCAGCCAACGCCCCGAAGTGGGGCGAGGCGCAGCGGCAACGCTGGGTCGAGACGTTCCGTGACTTCCGAGCGGGGAAGGTCGGCGGCGCGCCGATCTTCGAAGACGGCATGGAGTGGGAGGACTGGTCCACGACCATCTCGCCGGTCGATGCGCTCGACATCGAGGGGCGGAAGCTCACCGATGCCGAAGTCGCCTCGTCTTACTTCGTCCCGCCGGAGTTGGTCGGTGCCCGCGAGGGCACGTTCTCGAACATCGCCGCATTTCGGCAGATGCTGTTCGGACCCACGCTCGGACCGCATTTCGAAGAGTTCGAGCAGGCGCTCAACGCCGAGATCATCCCAGCGCTCGCCGCGGGCGATCAGTTCTATGCCGAGTTCGACCGCCAGGCGGCGATCAACGGTTCCCTCATCGAGCAGGCCAAGGTCATCTCGACATCGGTCGGAGGGCCGTGGATGACGCGTGCGGAAGCACGGTCGATGCAGAACATGCCGAAGCTTGACGGCACCGACGAGATCCTCACACCGCTCAACGTCCTCATCGGCGGGCAGGCATCCCCGCAAGACGGCGTGACAGAGGGCGGCGGCGCATCTCTCGCGCTCGGTGAGGCAGGCGCCGCAAAGGTCGGAGGCTTCACAGTCGACGAACTCGCGAAGCTCATCGCGGCCGCGAACGGTCTGATCCGATCGGGGTTCCTGCCGGAGCCGGCGCTCGCCGCGGTGGGGCTGGATCCAATCGCACACAGCGGGCTCTTGCCGGTGACGGTGCGCGACGACGAAAAATCAGGAGGTGGCACAGATGGCAGCACCAGCAGTGCGTGAGGCGCGCAAGAGCTTCGGGATCACGCTCAAGGACGCGGACGACGACCTGGGGCGCGTGGTTGCCCTCGTATCGGCGTTCGGCGTCGTGGACGACCAGGACGAAGAACTGATGCCGGGAGCGTTCAAGGATGCACTTGAACGCCGCGGCGAGTTCCCGTTCCCGTTCATGTGGCATCACAAGTGGGATGACCTCGGCGCTCACCTCGGCGGCTTCATAGGCGAGGAGACTGACGAAGGCCTTGTCATCACGATCGACTTCGACATGGACGACCCGGACGGCAAAAAGGCTTACCGGCTCGTGAAGTCCGGCCGCGTCCGCGAGTTCTCGATCGGCGGCTTCGAGCCGTCCGGATCCGTGCGGCTCGAGAAGCGTGGCGCCCGTGACGTCTGGGCCGTTTACGAGTTCGACCTTGTCGAGGTGTCGCTCGTGCTCCGCGGCTCGAACCCTGAGACCCGGGTGATCGACGTGAAGTCCGCCGCAGAGCTTGTCGCCGCGACGTCGGATCCTCCGGCGCCCGTCGACGCACCCCCACCCGCTGACCCGGACCCCGGTGACGCAGACCCAGCCCCCGAATCCTCGGGGGCTTTCGCATTGGCGCAGCAGAAGGCTGCCGCGCTGCTCACTCTCACCAACCTGGCCCGCGGGGCCGAGAAAGGAGCCTG